GTATCCATTCAATATGCTTCAAATTGATACAAACCAACCGTATCATAAAAACAAATATGATGTGGTAAAACGTGGTAATAAATTGTATGATCGTTTGCATCATACTTACACTTTTACCGATCCCATCAAAGCAGACATAGTTTGGTATTTTGATTTTACCGACGTACCTGCTGCTATCCAAACTTATATTGTTGCCCGTGCTGCTAAGATGTGTGCTACCAAGATGATTGGTGACCGCGAATTGTATCAACTCCTTGGTGAACAAGAAGTACAAACACGTGCAGCTGCTCTTGAATACGATTGTAATCAAGGCGACTATTCAATGTTTGGATTCCGTGATGGTGAGAATTATTACAACAGCTATCAACCTTTCCAAGCATTGATGCGATGAGTACTATTACCCAAAGGATTCCCAATTTCCTACTTGGCATTTCACAGCAACCTGATAATCGTAAGTTTCCTGGACAACTTAACGACTGTGTAAATGCTTTCCCAGACTATGCTCTTGGTCTTCTCAAGCGCCCAGGCGGACAATTCTCAGCTAATCTTCAAGGCGCTACTCCTGAGGGTAAATGGTTCTCAATTCTTAGGGATCCCCAGGAAAAGTACGTCGCTCAATATGATGACAATGTATTCCGTGTGTGGAACCTGTTAGATGGTTCTCCACGAGTTGTCGATATGGGAGATGATACAGGTGTTCCAGGTACCTGTAACCTTACCAATTACCAAACCGATCTTACTGCTTACAACACTGCTGTTACCACAACTGCTACTCGTTTAACTGAGTTGCATGAAGCTCAAGCAGAATACGCTGAGGTATTAGCCGGTCAAAATGCTACTGAAACAGATTTGTTTGCAGTTAACTACAACTATCCAGTTGGTTCAGTTGAACAATACTTAGTTTCTGGTATTCTTAAAAAAGCTAATGGTGTTTATGTAGTCAAGAATAATAACACTGTTATTCAAGCCACGACTGAACTTCCTGCTAATTATGCGTTGGGAGTTGAAGTAACTGATGAGCATCCCCTTATTGCTGCTCAAGGTAATCGTGTCTACAAAGCTATTCTGACTGTTGCTGCGGTCTATGATGCAAGTGATCTTAGCACTGCTGAGACCGATATGGACACGGCTCAGACTAACTATGACAACGCTGTAACTGCAGAAGCTACTGCTCTTAGTGACCTTGAAGATGAGATAGACAACTGTGCTATTACTTCGATTCCTGCTGATGGTTACCTCAATGGTGCTACTGCTGATGACATTGAGGTTCTCACCCTGAATGACTACACCTTTGTTCTTAATAAAGCAAAGACTGTAGCGATGACTGCGAACACAACTGACGATAAACCGTTTGAAGCGTTTGTTGTTCTTCAGGTTGTAGGTACTGGTCATTACCGTATTCTTCTTGATGGTACGGAACGTGCTACTCATAATGCTGGTACTGGTGGTGATGTAGATAGTATTCTTGATGATCTTGTAACTGACATTGACGGTATTACTTTTGGTACTACCACCTTTAATGCTACTCGTGTTGGTCCTGGTATCTACATTAGTGCTGACGCCGCTTTTACCATTCAAGTGGTTGGTGGTCCTGGTGATACTGCCATGACTGCATTCCAAGATACTGTTCCTAATGTATCTGATCTTCCGCTTCAATGCCGTAATGGTTACAAGGTGCGTGTTGTTAACAGTCTTGATGTAGATGTTGACGACATGTATGTTGAGTTTGTCACTGATGGTTCTGCTACTTACGGTCCTGGTACTTGGGAAGAATCAAACGGTTGGGGCATTACTTATGAGTTAGATCCTCTTACTCTTCCTCACCAATTAGTTAGACAAGCAGATGGTTCATTTGCTTTCGATCCTATTACTTGGGAAGACCGTATTATTGGTGATCTAGAGACTAATCCTAACCCAAGCTTTGTTGGTACTACAATTAACAATCTTTTCTTCTACCGTAACCGACTTGGCTTCTTGTCTAACGATGCAGTGGTTCTCAGTAAAGCAGGTGATTATTTCAACTTCTTTGCTACTACTGCTTTGTCTGTTACGGATGACGATCCGATTGACATCAATGCTTCATCGGTTAAACCAGTTAACCTGCGGTTTGTCCGACCAGTGAGCGTCGGTCTAGTGCTGTTTAGCGACACTGAACAATTCATCCTTAGCACTGATTCTGACATCCTTAGCCCTAGAACTTCTAAGATTAACGGGTTGTCAAGTTATGAGTGTGATGGTGATGTAGAAGCTGCTGCCCTTGGTACTAGTATTGCGTTTGTTTCTAAGACACCGTTGTACAGTAGATTGTACGAAATCACTAGGGTTAGTACAACTGAACCTCCTGTGATGGTAGACCAGACTCAGTATGTACCTGAGTTAGTACCGTCTACGATTGATTCGATGATTGCTTCATCTGCTTTGTCTCTTGTCTCTATGGGGACAGTAGGTAGCTCAACTGTTTATCAATACAGGTTTGTGCAACAAGGAGATCAGCGTGGTGCTAATACATGGTACCGCTGGGATCTGACTGGTACTTTGTTGAATCAGTTCTTTGACATCAGTACTTACTACGCTGTTGTTGCTAACGGTAATGATGTTTATGTTCAATCTTATGACTTGACGCAATCAAGTGATGAAGGGTTTTTAACTTTACCTACTGGAGAAAAGACTGATGTTTGTCTCGATCTTTGGAACGTTAATCCTTATCGAACCTACGATGATGATGATGACACAACTCGTATCTTTTTACCGTATAATGAAGTCAGTGGTGGTACGTTCTCTGTAGTCCTTCTAGGGCGCTACATAGGCGCTTCTGATGCCCTTACTAGTGCATCGGTAGGCGCAGTACTTTACCCCACCGTAGAGGGGACTGCAGGTGCCTATTACGTTGATATTAACGGTGATTATCGTGGGCGTGATCTGATTGTTGGTTATACCTATGATATGGAGTTAGATCTTCCTAAGTTCTTTGTAACTAAAACTGAAGGTCAATCGGCTAGTTCTGATTTTACTTCCGATCTTATCATCCATCGTATCAAAGTGTCTACCGGTTTAAGCGGTCCTGTTAAGTATCAAATCAACATTACTGGTCGTCCTGAATGGAGCAACACTATTGAAGCTGTTGCACCTTATGTGTATGATCTTAATAATGTTAATTTGTCTGCTGACGCTATTCACACTGTACCGATTTATCAACGTAACGAAAACCTTTCAATTAAAATTATTGGAGACTCACCACTTCCTGTGACTCTTCTTAGTTTAAATTGGGAAGGTAAGTATAAGACAGGTTTCTACACACGATCTTAATGACTACATCCACCCGTGGTTTTACCTTTAAACCAGCTACCATTAACGACGTATACGAACTAACCAGTCAAATGCTGGATAGAGGTTTGTTAGACTTTGAAAGAGTAGGGCAACACCCAGTCTTATCTCTTGCGATGTATATCCATGAAGATGACTCCTATCTAATCTACGGACCTGATGGGAGTCTTTATGGAGCTTACGGTGTGTCGGAAGATAACGCCGTTTGGATACAGATGACGAAGCAAGTTAAGAAGAATCCACGCACAACCGTTAGATTCGGTAAAGCGTTAATGGAACACATAAACCGTCCTTATCTTTGGACGACTATTGATATAAAAAATACTGATCTAATTAACTTAGCGAGGTATTTAGGTTTTAAGGTACTACGGGCATTCCCGGATGGACCTGACAATGTTTACTCTATTGAGATTGTACGATTATGGCAGCAGAACAAGTAGCTAAAGCCGGTATGTTTGCTAACCCTGTTGGTCTAGCTCTTGCTGGTGGTCAACTAGCTCTTGGCATCGGACAAATGTTTGCCGGTGGGGCAGCACGTGAGCAACAAGCTTACCAAAGCGCCTATCAGACTTCATTCCAAAACTTCATGCAGAATCATATGATTCGTATGAGGAATGAGCGGCGTACTGAGATGTACCAAGCTAAGCTTGACATGGTTCGTGATCAAATTGCGAATAATGCTGAAGCAGCTCAAGCATCTTATGCAGCTGAACAGTATAGGCTAAATGATATTTATGATCAATCTGCGTTTAAGCAATCTGATATGCTTAAGCGTATGACTGAAGCAATGGGTACTTCCGCTGCACGTGAAGTGTACGGTAAAAGTGCTCAGCGAGGAGCAGCTGTGTCTGTGATGGGTGCCTACGGGCGTTCACGTGCTCAACTGGCTGCCCAACTAATCAGTGAACAAGGTCAATCTGAACGCAACATGTCTAACATTGAGCGTCAAGTTATGGCAGCAAACAAACGAGCTATGGCTTCTGTTTCTGTTCTTCCTGAGATGGAAACTTCAGTTCCTATGCCTGGCTTCCAAAGCTTTGCTCAAGGTGGGCTTAACACTGCCCTTCAGATTGGTGGAATTGGCATGAGTGCTTTCCAAGCTGGTTATGGTGTAACACCAAAAGGTGGTTCATTCTTAGGAATTACAAAGCAGGCTTAACACATGGCAGAATTTCAAGAAGAGCAGTTATTTCGTGGTGCAGCGCAAGCCCAAGGGTTTGCACCTCAACAAGCTCCCGACATAACGCCACTCCTACGGGAGAACATGGGAATTGCTGACGAAAACTTTGGACGTGTTGTTTCTGCTAAACAAGCAGAGCTTGAGTCTAATGTCAGGAAATCACAAGAGCTTTATAAAACACTTGGTCAGTTTTCTGAAAAAGCAATGAAGATTGCAGAGACCATTGGTTCTGCATACATTGACTCTCAAATCCTTGAGGGTAAAACTAAAATGCGTAGCTTTGGTGCCACGCAAAACTATGGTGTTACTAAAGAACGTCAAGAAGAGTACGACCAAACAAAAGCAGCTCTTAAAGATGAGTCGCTTGCTGCTAATACCGCTGCTTTAAAAGCGTATGAGCAAGGAGCACCGATTGAAGCTGTTAACTACATTAAGAGTCTTTCTAGCTATCAACAGATTGGTGCTACAGAGTATTATCTTCAACGTAAAGGAGAAGACTACAAAGCTGCTCTTGATCAGTTTTTGATGAACAATGAGTTGCAACTTACTCTTCCCACTGGAGAAAAGTTTACTCCTAGTCAAATTGATGATGATCCTGTAAAAGCCCAGATTGCTCTTCAGTATTTTGGTCGGGATTACATGCTGAATGAGGTTGGCATTGGTTCAGGTTTTAATCCTAACAATGTTATGATGCAATCCCTATACAAAGGGATGGATGAAGCTGATAATACTTACATGGCTAATGTTCGTAGGAACAAGTCATTGCAAGATTCAGGTCAACTAGTTATTGCAGCAGAACAAACTTTCTACAATACTAAAGATCCTAATAAGTTTATCTCTGATATTACTGGTACTTACGATCCTACATCTGGACGTATTCGTAACAGAGCTGAAGCACGTCGTTATTTCTTTGAACGTGTCGTTGATTTGTACGCTTCAGGAGATAAATCTGCAAGAGACATTCTTGACGAAGCTGTTGGTTGGGATCCAAAAGGTCGTTCCTTCCGAGAACTTTACAAAGGAGATATTGAAGGTGAGAACGGTTTAGAAGCACGGTTTGATGCTATTGACCGTAAAGAGCGTCTTCAACTTGATGAAGAGGAACGTCAAAAACTGGCTGATCGTGAACGTAATTTTGAAGCAGCTGTCCGTGCGCGAGAAGCAGAAGGCAGACCGTTTACTGATAAGGAAATTGAAGGTATGGTGCGTGATGCTGTAGCGGATACTGGTAAGGATGAAAGCACGTTTAATTACATGCGTAACTATTCGACCCAAGAAAAACGTGAAGCAAAACTAGAAGCAGATGAGCTTGATGATCTTCGTCAACGCCGTGGTTATCTGATTGAATCCGATCTTCGGTCTATGAGTTCAGCTACTTATAAAGCTTATATTTCTATTGTTCAAGAAGACGAATCCATCGCTAAACTTCCTAAGAGTTTTGAAAGTGATGCTGACAAGCTGATCATTGCTCTTACTAATGAAAAGTTTCAAGAACAAATCGGCGTAACAGAGAAAAGCCCTGAATGGGAAGACATGGCACGTAGAGCACGTGACAAGTATCCTAGCTACATTCAGGAAGAGATTCGTGCTGGCAACCCACCAGCCTTGGCTCAAAAGAATGCTTTACAGCGTCTTAAAGATAACTTTGCTGCGGGTACTTACACTAAAGATCCTAACATGACTGAGGATCTTCAGTATCTGAAAACGTTGCGTACTGCTCGTCTGACTATGGGAATGAACCCTAAGATTGACGAATATATCTTTAATGGTACTGACAATGAACTTAAGCGTCTTGTCGATTACAACGAGGGTAGAGGTGAGATTCCTAAATTCTATTACGATATGGCACAAGGTCAAAAGAACCTTACTGCTTGGGATATTGCTGCTGCACAGTATCGGGCTGCGGGCTATGGCGAGCTTGGGGTCCACGGTAAAAAAGCCCAATTTAATAGGTTAGATCCTGCTGTTCAAAGCGTTCTTACCTATAAACCTACTCCTAATCGACTCAAACGGGCACAAGCTACGTCATTCAGACCACAAGCAGACATTCAAGGTGCTAGTGGTTATCGCGGTAGCAGTAATGTTGTAGACACTGGTTTGAAGGATTATAAGGGTCGTCCCATCCGACTTGCTCCTCAAGCAGCTACTAGTTTTAAAGCTATGATTGCAGCTATGGAAGCTGAAGGTATTCCCTTTAACCCTAATCACATGGCTAATGTTTACAGGGATGAGGCTGAGTATTTAAGGCTTAAGAGTGAAGGCTATAATCCGACTTCAGGCGGTCCCCATAATTTTGGATTAGCATTTGATGGTCACGATGATTTGAATGAGTTTGTACGCAGACGTGGTGCTGAATTTGGTTTCTACCCACATGATTATAAAGGAACTCACGGAGGACATTTTGAATTTAGAGGTATTAAACAATGACGTATAGTAGTTTTGATCCCTCCAAGGTTCAGATTGATTCCGCTATCGACTACTCAAACACGACTGATCGTGTGATTGAAAAGGTCATGCGTGAGCGTGAAGCTGCTATTCCACAGCCTGAACCTGAAGAACTAGATGAAGAGCAGCAAAAGCTGGCTCAGCAACAGTATGAGCAAGAGAAAGCTGCAATGCCTACGTGGCGACGCAGCTTAGAAGAAGGTCGTCCAGATCCTGATCCTATTGGTGAAAGTGATCTAACCCTTGCAGAAAAAGCACAAGCACGTATTGATGAAATCAGAGCTGCTAAACGCAGTATGCAGCCAAGTCAATACGGTCTTACTGAAAACACCGTTGAGTTTTTTGATGCCATTAAAGGTGGTGCTACTAAAACTTGGTCATCTATTATGACCTTGCCTGAGCGTGTCGTTGACATGTCTACAGGTGAAATGCAGCGTGAGAAAGAGCGTACTGGTAAATATGAGCCAGAGTTTGATCCTCTAAATCTCTCTGATTACGATCCTGGTCTTAAGACTTGGTGGGGTAAGCTACTTGAAATGGGTGTTCACTTTACTGGTCTAGCCGGTGGAGTGAAAGCTGTTCCTGGTGTTGGCTCTCGAGTTGCTGGTGGTGGTATTGGCGCTGACCTTGCTGTTGGTGCAGCTAGTGATCTTATCTCTTCTACTTCTCAAGAGGGTAACCTTTCCCAAGAGATTTACGAATCTAAGATTGTTGAACGTGTTCCCATCATGGGTGAGTTCCTTAATCGTGGTGTAGGGTTCCTTGCAACTAAAGATTCTGATCATCCTTGGATGAAAACCTTCAAAAACGCTTTGGAAGGTATGGGAGCTGACTTGATTGTTGGTTCTATTCTTCGTAAGTTTGAAGGTGGTGAAATGCTTGATGGTGAACGTGCAGCTGATATTGCTAAACAAGTTGAAGATACCAAACAAGCAAAAGCAAAGTCTGATGCTGAATACGAAACTTCTTTGCGCAATGCTGTAGCACAAGATGAAGATCGTTTAACACGTATTCAAAGGATTCTTGACGAAATGCCTGAAGGTCCAGACCGTGATGCAATGCAAGAACGGTTTGAATCTATTAAACAGAACATTGATGACCGTAACCTTGATATTGAAAAAGGTCGATTTAACGCCTACACTAACCGTGATATGGCGGATCCTTGGCAAGGTGCGCCTAACTCTCGTGCTAAGTCTGCGTTTGATGCTGCTGAACAAGCTAAGCGTTTAGATGACAGTTGGGATACTCCTGGTGCTGGTTCTACAGACTCTGTATTTACTCCTGCTCAAACTACTCGCATGGCTACCGAAAATGGTATGCTAGGCGAAGAGATGAAAAAGATTGCTAAGGATCTTCTTTCTGACTCTCGTTATCAAGAGATGTTAAAAGAAGCTAAAGCACAAGGCAAGTCTTTTGAAGACATCTATGGATATGCTTTCCGGCGTATGCAAGAGACCATGGGTCGTGATGCAACCGCTGTTGATGCTGAAGATTTCTGGCGTCCATTCTTTGATGATCCTACGTTCCGCACTGGTGGTCCTGATAGCATGGAAGCTTGGGCAATGGAAAACGTAGTTGCCGCTGACCTTGTTAATGCTTCGTTGTTCTCTCAACTGCGTGACCTTGGTATTGCTAGCCGTGAGCTGTTTGAAATTGCAGATGTAATGGATACCGATGGTCCGATGAAGACCATTGCTGATCGTTTGATTGTTGGTCTTACTAATGTCAAACGTTCTCGTTATCTTATTTCTAATGAGTTCCGTAAGCTGCAAGGTCCACGTGCTAAACAGGCTATGACTGATCGTGTTGAAGCATTCCGTGCTGAATCGGAAGCTGCTGTCAACATGTTCATGGAAATGGCACAGAAGTCTGATAGTGATGCTGTCGTCAAGGCTTTGGTTGAAGCATTCTCTATGAGCAATAAGATCCAAAACTGGAAGGATCTTGATGCTTATATGAAACAGCGTATCCGTAACTTCGGCATTCAAGGTGAACCTGGAGTTATTATTAAAGAGCTGCAAGGTGTTATGATGCATAGCATTCTGAGCGGTCCTAAGACTCCTTTAAGGGCTATGAGCGGTACGTTTACTGCTGGTGTTCTACGTCCTATGAACACTGCTGTAGGCGCAAGCATGACTGGTGATTGGGATACTGCTAAAGCCAGTATGTCATCTTTGAGTGCTTTTATGCAAGCTATTCCTGAAGCTTGGAAGCTCTTTAAAACAAACCTTGGATCTT